TTGCGGGAGCGGTCTTTCCATTCTCCCTCAGCACCTTTTACTTTGCCACGAGAGTGCTTAGTTCCGTCTGCATAGTAGAAATCTTTTTTTGCATCTGATAATCCACAATACATAAAGTTACAAGCGCGATAGATTGTACCACTATGGCGGTCACTATCAGCGTATGAGATGATTGCTTTAACTTCTGTGTCTTTTCTAAGTCTCTTAATCGCCTTTGAAACGAACCAAGAAGTGATATTATACTCTCTCTGCTGAGTATCGGGGTGGATGCAGAGTCTTGAGAGTTCGAAGAGTCCTTGTTGCTCATTACGTTCTAGTCCAAATGCGCCTTTTGCAATTTCTGGAACAGGGAGTCCAGTAAAGATGCAGACTCCCTGAATACCTCCAATATTTAGAGGTGAAAAGTCATTTTTCTTGTATAGACCGTAATTATAACCAGATTTGAAACCTTTCGAAATATCTTTAAGATAATGATACCGCAGAAGTAAATCTGCGGCATCAGACTTGGTTACACGGTCTATTGTGTAATCAGACTTCAATCTTCAGCAAGACGTGCGAAGTAGGACAGAGCATCATCTTCTTCTTCAGAAGAAGAACTCGAAGAGAGACTGCTCAGTTCATCCTTCATAGACTGGGGAACCTCGGGTGCAGACTCACCACGACGCTCACGCTCCCAGGACTCTTCCATCTCAACAGTTTCGGGGTCCTGCATCTTAGGAACACCACGAACACCCAGAACATAATCAAGACGCTTCTTCAGAGCATCATAGTCCTTGAACTGGTCAGCAGCAACAAGTTCAGCGAGAGAATATTCCTTCTTCCAGACTGCTTCCATAGCATCATCATCGTCCAGGAGAGCATCAGGACGTGCGAACTCGGAAGAGTCATAGTTACGGTAACCAGCAACGTTCTTTGCTTTCAGTTTGAAGTTAGCACCTTGCCAGAAGTCAAAGGGATCAATTGCTTCCTCATCTTCAAACTCAGGTTGCATGGCAGCAGTGAGTTTGTCGAAGATCTTCTTACCGAACTTGAACAGGAACACCTTACCCTCGTTAGCAGGGTTAGCAGGGTCCTTGACCACATAGATGTTAGCGATGTAGGTCAGTTTGCGCTTCTGCTTGCGTGCTGCTTCCTTACCAGCATCGGTGCCGTTGTTCCACAGCATCGTGTTGTACTCAGACACAGGATCCTTCTGACCAAGAGTGGTCAGGGAGTTCTCAATATACCAACCACCAGGACCTTGGAAGGCGTGACTGTAGAGTTTCACGAAAGGAAGGTCCTCTCCTTCGGGAGCAGGGAGGAAACGGATAACGGCATAACCGTTGCCGCTCTTATCACATTCCAGTTTCCACAAGCGATCATCGCCGCTGGAACCGCTATTGTTATTCATCTTTTCGACTTCCTTGACCAGTTTTGCGGTCAGGGAGCCCAGTTTGGATTGCTTTTTAAGGTCTGCGAAAGACATTTGGATTACCTCGGATTAGTTTGGATTCGGGGGATTTACTCGGATAGTATAGCAAGGATGCCCTCAGTCGTCAAGATAGTCTTTGAGGGATTCAATTGTTTCTTTCATACTGTCGAATAAAATTGACATATCAGTGTCTGGTGGGAAACCCATCAGTGCTACTGATTTGCGTAGGTTCTCTTTCATCTCAACCGCTTGTGGGTCGTCTGAAAGGGACAATCTAGTATACATGATCCTTTGCTTTTCTAGCAAGGTCTGTAACATCTCAACATGTTCCCTTTTGGTCTCATTATCCATACCACCAAAGGTTAGGATGCTACCATAGATTTCCTCCTGAAGATTATTAATCTCAGTTAGTTCGTCTTGGATAATATCAGATTTAAAAAAGTCACTCATTGATAATAGACCGTAAAATTTTCTTGTATTGGAACATATCAATATTTAGAAACGGAGAATACTTCTTCATTTTCAGACTGACGGATTCCCACACCGGATCATCTAACTTCTTATCAAAGTTTTTTGAGAAATGGAATACTTTGTCGAAGATTGTCAAGGTTTCTAGCGATACGCTCCCGCTTAGAAATTTTTTGAGTATTAGAGGATGTCCCTTGGTACAGTTGAACAAAGTCTCTAACTCGTTCTCCGATAACAATTCGTTGCTTTGCTCTTTGAACAAGTATGTCAAACTCTGTTGGCGTTTCATCCAATCTGCGTAATTTCTTTCGCCAGAATTGATAATTTCTCCAATCCATAGGTTTTGCGGGTTATCGGTGGCAGTGAAATTAGATACTAAAAAATCTACGACTTCTTTATCAGAATACTTGCGGGAAGTCTTTTCGAACCAGTATTTGTCCTTCCGTTTGTTGAAAGAAGTAACACTGGCGCGAGTCTTTGCACCGTACTTAAAGAAGTCGTATTTTGGGTTTGTGAAATGATTTTTTAGTGACAAATAATGTTGGTAGGTTTCAAAGGGTGTCACGGTCATAGAGGAAGCTTTGCTCTCGAAGTTTTTTTCATAAAGTTAAGACGGGTAGCATCCCATTTCAACTTTTCTTTCAGTGGTTTAGAAATCAGTTTCGTCACCGATTCTACTTCAAGACTATTGATTTCGCAATAGTGACAAATAGCATCGATGTAGTTAAAGTTTTCCTCAATTACAATCTTTTCAATCTCCAAAGCAAACTTAGAAGGTGTTAAAAATTTGCTTTCGATAGCCTGTTCTAGTTCTTTATTCTGTTCCATAGAGTTCCAGTTTATCTCTAACAAACTTTCCAATATATTGGGTGAGAAGTTTGATGTACTTTGTTTTGTCTCGTTCTTCATAGACGACGCATTCTCCATTTTCACAAGCCATAATGATTACAAGTTTTTTGACTGAAATACCAGTCAGTTCGTACAGCATACAACCATATGCCATGCACTGTACAAAATAGTGGTCGATCCACTCGCGTGGTTTTGGTTTTTTGGAAGTCTTAAAGTCGATTATTGCTAGTTCGTCATCATATTCAGCAATACAATCAACGGTTCCAGCAATGCCTAGTTGCTTACTATATAGGGAACCTTCAAGTGCGTATATATTATTTATACGATTGAGGTCTGATTTTGCAATCTTAAAAAGAAAATCGGAAATCGGTTGGACTTTTGGTAGATCCTCGTTTTTAAGGTGATGTTCTACTAGTGTGTGCATGTCTGTACCACGACTTGTTGCTGCTTTCGTGATACGGTCTGCTTCTTCATTACCAACTTTCTTGCGCCATTTGACAAAGATCTCCTTATTAAAATGACTGGTCACCGAAGTGATGGAGACCAGTCGGAGAAGTTCTTCTTCATCGGGAACAGAGTAATATCTGACCCCATCAATGGTCTCCCTCTCAAGTTGAGGGAGACTAATATCAACATGATTAAATGACATATTTTTTAGATCTCAAATAGGGTGGAAGAGTCGGGTTTTTGCACTGCATTTCTGTAATAAAAAAAACTTGAGTTAATCTAAAATCTTCATCTGGCATTGAAAATTGAGATTCTCTATGCCAGTAATCTGAATCATAACAGATCATTCTGTTATACTCATTTTTAAACTCCAAAGTTGTATCAAAATTTTTATGATGATTTTTCTTTACGTTTACGTATTTTTCAATATCATTTGATTTTTTATTATAAAAATTGTTTCTGGCACTTACCCATTCTGTATTTTCAAAAGGTTTATAATTATTATTGTTTAATTTGCAAATGATAGTACCTGCATCTGGGTTAGGATTTTGATTTAAATAAATTACTCCTCCCAATATGCATCGTATATCTAAATGACACCATCCAGAGTTTACATCTAAAAAATATTTTTCAGGTGAATCATATTGATATGTCTTTTGAAAATGTGTATTTAATTCCCAATTAATCTCAGTTTGATTAAGATCAAAAAATAAAGAAAAAAGTTTAGTGCAAAAATAATCAAAAAAAGTTTTATCTATGGTAGATAAACACTCAGTTCTTTCTCCTGGAAAATTATCATTAAAATTTTTTGAGTATTTTAACGAGAGAGCAAAATCCCTAACGTTGTCAACATCATCATAAAAATCATCCACACATGTTACAGGAAAAAACATATTAAAACCCAGAATCCATTTTTGCTAGAATATACTCTTTGACAAGTCCAGAGCGAACGATGTCATTTACACCAAATTCAATTATATCAAACGATGGCATTTTACGCAATATATTCATAAAGTCTACGATACCATTACGCTCATTTGTCTTCTGTAAGTCTGACTGAACAGCATCACCACAGAAACAAATTTTGGTATTTTCACCAACACGGGTGATAATACTGTCAAGTTCGTGGAAGTTAAGATTCTGGAATTCGTCAACAATCACAATTGCATTATCAAGAGTGGTTCCACGAAGAAATGAAGTAGACCAGAACTTGATGGTTTCTTGTGATTTGAGATTTCCATAGAGCATCTCAAAGTCAGCATCAGAAGGCATCTGGAACATATACTTCACCATATTCTTATATGGAATCTGGTAAATGTCTGCCTTATCTTCATGTGAACCAGGAAGGAAACCAATCTCTCTGGTCGCTACAAGCGAACGTACAAGGTAGATACGCTCATAAGGTGTTCTTTCATCCAATACATCACGAAGTGCATTGTAGAGGGTAATAAACGTCTTTCCTGTACCTGCACAACCATAAGCAATCAAGTGCTTTCCTTCTCGGTATGAATCGAAAAGAGTTTTTTGATTGTCAGTAAGTGGATCAATTTCCACCAAGTACTCAGAACTCAGAGGTTTCTTTCTCTTCATCTGCTTTGTCGTGAGTCCAACCCCAATAGGTTGCTCTGCAGATGCTCTTTTTCTTCTTGCCATTAGATTTTTTTAACTTTAGAACCAGGCATTTGTGCTGCTTTTCCAAGCACATCGTTCCATCCAGGATTCTTTGCGACGAGTCTATCTCTCCATTCACCAACGTCGGTAGCCATCGGTGCAGTGGATGGATCGGACCAATCGCGTGTCCAGTCTGGATTATCTTCTAACCACTGATTCCAGTCGTGAATACTCATCACAACTTCTTTTTGCTCACCAGTGGTCTTATTCACTACGGGATATGTTGCCATTGTTAGAAATTCAAGATATTGTATTTAGACCCATTCCAGTGCTTCTGCAACTGTGGGAAATTGTTCTGCAAAGATTTGCTTACATGCCTCTGCAATCTCCATATGTTCCTTCTGGGTACCATTAGCAGAACGCAGTTGAATGTAATGAATCCAGCTTCGGCAAGATCCTGACATATACAAGCGAGTAGGAGTTGCCAGAGGAAGCACAAAACGAGCACACTCTTTTGCAACACCATTATCAAGCAAGTGCTGATACAAACTCATACCTTGAGCAAAGTAAGTTTCAATCTGCTTGTTAGTCAACTCCACA